GTATTGTACTGTTTGGTTAAGCCCTTTGGAGGCAGCTATGGTATTTCGTAGTATGGAATTTCGCGTGTAAGCCTGTGTGCTACAGTGGTTGAGAAGGCGGGCGGTGAAGCAAACCTATACTTTCTCTCCCAACAACGTTGTTCCATGGGTGTGACTCCGAATGCCATATAGAATGAATGACGAGACTTGTCGGTGACCTCACGGTACTTTCCCTCCATTCTCATTGCCAAATATTCCATCCCAGTATATAACTTGCGGTCTCGATTGAATCCTTTTGCACCTCGTCCCCACCGTTGGAACATCGCATAAAATTCGCTCAATATTGGTATACCACTAGTTAATGCCTGGCCACAATTTCCTAAGTCAAAGAAGTAGTTCAGCATAGCCTTACTACTATCAATAGGTAACAGCGAAACTTGGTCTTTTTCGATACACATTGGGAATTTTCTGCACATGACATACTCTGTTCCATTCCAGACGGGTTTGGTCTGGCAAAATTCAATCTGTTCAAATTGGTCTACAGGATCTTCGACTTTCATCGTAAACCCCATGTCCCTAAACCATTCTTTCAATCCTAAACAGAATTTACTCAAATCTCCTCTCTCCATTATCACCATACAATCGTCTCCGTTATTGTACAGTCGCACGTGGATTCCCCTTTCCTCAGCGTATTGGTAAATCATGGCGCACATGAGTATGCAATTGCCTAATCCGGTATTCATATCTCCACTCATGCGTTTGCCTTTGACTTTAATTTTGACCACACCATCTTGTGTAAAGAAGACGATCTTATTATCGAGTTGCATTCTCAATAACCACCGTAAAAACTTATCATGATCGTAGACTCCGGTATAGAATCCATGTTCGTATAATAAAGCTTGGGTGCCCACGTGTTGATCGAATCTCGACGCATCTAGTCCCACTCCGACTGGATCTCTGAATTCGTTCCAACAATGTTTCAGATCAGCTGCTTGTTCAACAGCATTCCTTCCTTTAGAAATTGTTTTTCCTCCAAATAGTTGTCCAATGACCTTG